TTTTTAGGACAACTATCATTACTTAAAGCGTTTCACGATGGTTGGAAATTTGGTGTATTTAGCCCTGAGAATATGCCTATAAATGATTTCTATAGTGATTTAATAGAGTCTTATATTGGCAAAAGTGCAGACCCTTTTTATGCCAACAATTATATGACTGAAAAGGATTTTAAGGAAGGATTGGAGTTTATGAAAAAACACTTCTTTGTTATATATCCAAAAAAAAGTTATAAATTAGATGATATCTTTGACAGAGCTAAATTTTTAGTAAAGACAAAAGGTATTCGTTCTTTGATAATAGACCCTTATAACACCATCCAACACAGGATGCAAAGAGGAGAAAGAGAAGATTTATATATAAGTCGTTTCATGAGTGAACTAAAAAGGTTTGCAGTAGAAAATAAAATATCTGTACATCTTGTAGCTCATCAAGTAACACCGCAAAAAGACGATAACAACAGGTATTATAAACCTGATGTGAATAGAATTAAAGGTGGTGGTACTTTTGCCGATAAGTGTGATAATTGTCTATTTATATGGAGACCAAACAGGGCGGTTGATTTTAGCGACACTAGAGTTATGTTTGGCAGTCAAAAGATAAAAAAACAAAAATTAGTTGGTTATCCACAAGAGATTACTGGCATAACATACGACAGGAAGTCAAGCCGATATTATTTTAACAATAAAACCCCTTTTGTTGAAATAGATAAACACAGGTGCGACTTAAAGCAAGAGTAGATAGTAACCAAAAAAAAATAGTTTCTGAACTAAGAGAAATAGGTTGTAGTATATTACATACTCATCAACTTGGCAAAGGTGCACCAGATATTGTTATTGGTTATAATAAAAAAAATTATTTAATAGAAATAAAAGATGGTAGCAAGTCTTTATCACAACAAAAGCTTACAAAAGATGAATTACAATTTCAATCTAATTGGAAAGGTCTATATTATGTTTGTAATTCTATTGAACAAATTAAAGAGATTCTTGATTGTGAATTGTGAGATATTAGACATATTATCAAAAAAACATCAAGACTGGTATAATATGGCAAAAAGTTTTGGATTATCAGATGATGATGCAAATGAAATTGTACAAGAAATGTATATTCGACTTTATGATTACACAAAAAACATAAAAAAAATAATGTACAATGAAAACGAAGTAAATACTTTTTATATATACATAACTTTGCGAAATTTATATTATAGTAATTTTGCCAAGTATGGTAAAAGTATTAAGGTAAAAAAGATATTTTTATTTACAGAAATGGATGACAATTCAATAAAAAAAATATATAATAATTATTATGAGGATTATGAATTACATATGCAGTCTGTTAATAAAAAAAAGAATCTTGATAAATTACATGAAAAAATAGAACAAACAATAGATGGTTGGTATTGGTATGATAAAAAACTTACTAAACTATACTTTGATAGCGGTATGAGTATGAGGGATTTAAGCAAAGAAACAAAAATAAGTTTAAGTTCAATATTTAATACATTAACAAATGCGAAAGAAAAAATTAGACAAAACACAAAAAAAGAATACAAAAGATACAAAAACTAAAGGTTTAGGCGACACTATTGAAAAGATGTTTGAAAAAACTGGAATTGACAAAGTAGCTAAGTTTATACTTGGAGAAGATTGTGGTTGTGATAAAAGGCGAGACACATTAAATAAGATTTTCCCTTATAACAAACCAGAGTGTTTAAATGAAGATGAATTTAATTATTTAGATAATTATTTTAAGAGCACTAAAAACGTAGTAACCACAGAAACACAAAAAGAATTGTTAGTTATTTATAATAGAGTGTTTCATGATAATATGCAACCAACAAGCTGTGGTAGTTGTTTTAAAAACGAACTACACGATAAGTTGGAAAAAGTATATTTAGAATACTTAAAAGAAAATTAATGACGGAAAAGGTCAGCTTAATTAGAAATAGAAATAAAGTAAAACAAGTTATTGATTTTACTGGTGTACAAAACGGAAGCATGCACCCATCAGATATTGATGCTGTTTTAGAGTTTGACAATGAGGTATTAATTTTGATTGAGGTTAAATATAAATTTAATTCAATACCTACTGGGCAAAGACTATTACTTGAAAGATTGTGCGATTCTTGGCATACAGGAAAAGCCCTTGTTTTAAAAGTAGAGCATGAATTTGATAGTGATGATAAGAATATACCATTAGAGGAGTGTTGGGTAACTGGTGTTTATCATGATAAAAAATGGATTTATTACACCGATAAAGTTAGTTTTATAACTTATGTTAATGCTTTAGGTAGGAAATGGAATTGTAAAAAATGTAAATTTTAATATGCCACTTATAAAACCAAAACAATACGAAACTAAAGATTCTTTTCTAAATAGATTCATGAATAATGCAAAAATGATTTCTGAATATCCAGATGAAAAACAAAGATATGCAGTTGCAAATGACATTTGGAGAAAGAGATTTAGTAGATATATAAAATAATTTATTATATTTGTTTTAACAATGTTCATAAAGGTTGGGAAGAAAGTTTAAGATTGCACTTCCATCTTCTCTGCCTTAGTGAAAAAATAAAACAAATGAAAACACTTTTCAAGCTATTGATGGCTATAAGCATATTGGGTTGCCAAGATAATTGCGACCTTAGTCATTATCCTTCACCCCCCTATTCAGAGCCCTATCATGTTGAGTATAGTGATGGTTGGGTAAAATATATTTATATATGTTATGATGGTAATTATAACGAAATTATCACATATCAAGTAGTGGGTGGTTGTTGGGAAGCTTTGAGAAGTACACAATATAATATAAATTGCAATTAATATGAAAGACTTTATTACAACATTAGAAGGAGAATTTTGGAACAGACAAGAGCTTATTGACAAAGCAAGAGAAGATAAATTTTATTATGGTTATTTATCAAAAGCTTGTTTATCAAGTAGCTCAGTTTCTAAACTATTAAAATCTCCTAGAGAATATATCATGAGTTTTGATTTACCCACAGAATCAACAGCTTTGTCTGAAGGGTATTTATTTCATGCTTCAATACTAGAAAAAGACAAATTTGATGAATGTTTGTTTTTAGATGTTGCAACAAAAAACAATAAAGAATATAAGTTGGCAAAACAAGAAAGGTGGGATGTGTTCACTATGAAAGAAAGAGACAATGCTTTAAGATTAAGAGATAGGTTTTATAATTGCAAAGAGGCATCTGATTTTATATTAAACGCAGAGTTTGAAGTGCCGGAAATAAACAATGTTTTAAATTATCCATTTAGGGCAAAAGCAGATATATTAGGAGAGTGTTTGGTAGATTTAAAAAGCACAGCAAACATACATAAATTTAAATATAGTGCCCATATGTATAATTATGATAGCCAAGCATATATATATTGTAATTTATTTGGTAAAACATATAAAGATTATAGGTTTGTTGTAGTTGATAAAAGCATTACAAATGAGATTGGCATATATGATATAAGTCAAGATTTTTATTATAAGGGAGAACAAAAAGTAGAACAAGCTATTAAAGTATATGAAACTTTTATTAAAAATGGATTTGACCTAAATGATTATTTAATAGAAGATACTTTGTAATGAATGAATTATATTTAGACGAAAGAGAATGTTATAGAGACACTATGCTTTGCTTAGAAACAAACATATCTACACTATCAGACGTTTATTTTGTCTTACAATATTATGAACACGAAGAGCACTATGAGTGTTGTAGTGGGATTATTAGAGCTATAAATGATTATAAAAAAACCATTACAATAGGAGGTATAAAAACAACACACAAGACATTTTAATGAAATTAAAACCACAACCAACAAGCAGTATTTATATATATTGCAATGGTATACAAATAAGTAAAGATGAATTATCGGTTATGAGTAAAAGTTTAGCAGAAAAAGAAAAAGACATAGAATATTACGAAAACTATAAAAAAAGCTTATGTCAATTTGTAATAATAAATAGTTGTTATGTTGCAAATGGCAAGTATCATGGCAGAATACATTTAACACACGCACAAATGTTAAACATATTAAAAGAAATACAAAGGTTAGAAATATTAATATACGAATTAAAAAATGGCAGACAAATACAGAAAACTACTACAAAAAGAATCTCCGAATTTATATAAGAATTATGAATCTATTATGCTTGAACAATTTGAATTGTTCTGTAAAAAGCAATTAGATTATGGAATTAGTAATATAAGCACAGGTGCTAATTTAGAAACAAAAGAGGGTAAAGTTTTTGCATTAACAGGTTTATGGTTTAGAATGAACGATAAAATAAGTAGATGGAAAAACCTTATTATCAAAAATAGGAAAGCAAATAATGAATCGCTTATAGATAGTTTTAAAGATTTAGGTAACTATTCTATAATTGCACAATTAGTAAGTAAAGGTTTATGGATGGATTAAAGAAAAAAGATGGCCGTAAAAACAATGGTGCTGTAAAAGGTATATCAAGGGGTCAGGGTAGAAAACCTAAAGTACAAGAAAAAAAGATTAGTAGCTTTGCTTTACAATCAATGAAAAAAGTATTTGGTAGTGAGGAGAAAGCGTGGTTAGAACTTGGTAAGATGGCAAAAGAAAGTTTCCCTCATATGAGATTACTTTGGGAATATAAGTATGGCAAACCAAAAGAAAGTAAAGAGTTAGATATTAAAACAGAAGTAAACATTCCTGTTATTAGTTTTTTAGATAAAGAAAATCCTATTGATATTGAACATAACGAAGTAGATGAAAAACCTAAACCTAAACAATAAATACCAAACTCTATTCAATTCAAAGGATAGATACTTTGTAATTACAGGTGGTCGTGGTAGTGGTAAATCATTTGCAGTAAATACGTTTTTAGTTTTGTTAACATACGAAGCTGGACATAGAATACTATTTACTCGATTCACAATGACATCAGCGGGCATGTCTATTATACCAGAGTTTATTGAGAAGATTGAGCTTATGGGAATAGGTGAGCAATTTACAATAACTAAAACAGAAATCATTAATAACTTAACAGGCAGTTCAATATACTTTAGTGGTATTAGAACAAGTAGTGGAGACCAGACAGCAAAGCTTAAATCTATTCAAGGTGTGTCTACATTTGTATTAGATGAAGCAGAGGAGCTAACAGATGAAGAAAGCTTTGATAAAATTGATTTTAGTATTAGAGCAAAGAATGTACCAAACAGATGTATATTAATTCTAAACCCTACTACAAAAGAGAACTGGATATATCAAAGATTCTTTCAAAACAGAGGCATTGCAGATGGATTTAATGGAACTAAGAATAGTATAACATATATACATACAACATACTTAGACAATTTAACACACCTTTCTAAATCATTTGTTAAACAGATTGATGACATGAAAGTAAGAAGACCAGAGAAATATAAACATCAGATTATGGGTGGTTGGTTGCAAAGAGCAGAAGGAGTTATATTTACTCATTGGAATATAGGTAAATTCAATACAGAAATAGATTCAATATTCGGTTTAGATTTTGGTTTTAGCGTTGACCCTTCAGCTTTAGTTGAAGTTGCGATTGATAAAGTTAGAAAAATTATTTGGTTAAAAGAATATTTTTATAAAACAGGATTAACAACAAGTCAAATATATGACTTATCAATTCGATACGCTGGTAAGAATTTAATAGTATGTGATAATTCTGAGCCAAGACTAATATCTGAATTAAAATCAAAAGGATTAAATGTTGTGCCAACAATAAAAAGAAAAGGTAGCATACTAACAGGAATTAGTTTAATGCAAGACCATCAAATGATTGTTGATAGTAGTAGTATAAATTTAATCCGTGAATTTAATAATTACTCATGGAAACTATCTGGCTCAATTCCACACGATTCCCATAATCATTTGTGCGACTCCTCCAGATATGCAATTCAATATTTGCTGACTCGTTCTGTACCACATGGAAGTTATTTTGTAAAATAATATATTTTTTATTTGCATATGTCAGTTGGAATGTTTAATTTAGATTCTAATATGAAAAAACAAATTAAGAAAACAATAGAACATTACGACAAGAACAGATACTTTCATAGTTCTGATTTTGATTGGATAATGAAAAAAAACATAGAATTAATAAACAATAAAACAAATGAAACAAAGAGAAAAAAACCAATTAGAGATGGAGCAAAGAGACAAGATAATTGATTGTGCTGATGGCATTGTAGATTATATAACAGAACAAATGATTATGCCAAGAGTATTTGAAGATTTTGGGCATGAGTTAGAAGCTGAGGAATACGAAAATATTTCTAATAAAGTTTATCAACAAATAAAATTAAGAATGTAATGAGACCAATTAAAATAATCACAAAATGTATGTATTATATAATGAATATAACTTTGCTGTATTTTATTATTACTTTAAATGATAATCTATTTAATAATGGTACAATAGGAATACAAACATTATTTATTTGTTTTTCTATTAGTATAATAACAGGATTAATAACTATAAAATTAAGAACGTAATGAGACCAATGAGACAAATAGGGGAAATGATTAGAAAGTTTTTCAACCCCAAGACAATAAACTATTGGATTTGTGTTCCACAACAAATGGATAGCCATAAACAAAAGGATATGTTTATTATGGACACAATAAGTTTCTTGCAAGATAAAATTAAAATTAAAGAATAATGACAGGACAATCAGATTTAATAAGAATAGAAATTTCACACCTAAGGCAGTTGTTAAACAATGCAACAACAAAGAACATTGAATACGAAAACAGGATAAAAGAGTTAGAAGCTAAAATTG